ATGGAGAGGACTTCTCATTGCCCTTGCTGTCGGATTCGGCATCGGAATCCTCATCATGGCAGTTGCTATTTACTTCGGATATTCGTACGCGTACGCGCATGACGCCGCTTTCTATCAAGTGGAATTAGCGGGTCTTCCCATCTATGAACTGACTCGTACAGACAACAATTCCTATTCGTCTGTCTCCATTCAGGCCAATATGGGCATTGTGTGCGCCATCTGCATGGCGGCTGCCACAGTCTTCTGGCTGCTCATATCCCGTCTGAAAAGAAAATAACGGATCAGAACCGATCCATCATTTCCTGCGTCGCGATTTCCGGATAGTCCCAGTCGTCGTTGCTCATCTCCGCGTACATGTCGTTGACCGTGCCGATGGTCAGTAAATCCAATTCGCTGATATGCAGTCCGATTTGCACGCAGCGCAGTAAAAAGAGCGGGGTTGTCATTTCCCGCTCTGTCGCATGATGTTTTTTTTAGACTGAACCTGCTGTTCCGTGTTGACGCCCCACAGCTCGATGATCTGCGGCAGCACTTCATAAATCGAGAACGTGTTGAACCCGTCGAGCCATTCCTCCGGAGAGTCCGGCACATCCTTGTCGGCATGCTTTGCCATCAGCCACGCGATATTCTCGAACAGCTCCAGACTGAACGTGTCGAGACTGGAGTTCTCCTCGTCGTTTTCGCTGATGCCTTTCTGCAGCTCGTTCAGATCCCGGTAGATGTCCCTGTGGAACTTGTTCCGGTAGAGTCTTGGAATGGCGGTGGAGGCGCGGAACATGACCTCCTGACCGTCAATTTCTATTGTCTTTGTCACCGCCATCGTTTACTCCTCCTCCGTTGAATATGAGGTATTCGCCTTTGCGCCGGACGAGGTACTTGCCGTATCGCTCGGCTCGTAGACTTTGTCGTACCAGGCGTTGTAAACAGCGTCCGTCGTGTTCGTGCCGGTCTTGACCTTCACGAGACCGGAAGGCAGCGGAGAAACCGTAATCGACAGCGTGTCCGTCTGCACCTCGGTCGAGTCCTCCTTGGTCTGTCCAGAGACGGACGGTCTTGTCGCAGAGCAGTAGTACATGCAGTGGCGGATCTTCCTCTGGTCGCCGGAAAACTCGAACAGCAGGGCGAAGTGCTCCGGCTCGACATCCTTGTTCTCGGCAATGACGCCGTTCGCGTCCTCGGTTTCGTGCATCACGTCCGTGAGGAAGCTCTCCGGGATGAGCGCCAGCTCGAAGTCTCCGGAATAGCCGTTGTTGTTCGAGACCATGTAATAGACGGTGTCGTCAGCGTAGAACGGCTCGTTGTCGCCCTCCGCGTCAAGCGAAAGCGAAACAGCGCCGGGCATTGCCACTGGCGTGCCGAATGTGACGGTCCCGTCCTCGGCGAGCGTCGCGATGGCGTAGTGGCAGTTCTTCAGGCCGAACTTGACCTTGTTCTTCTTGTTAGTAGCCATAATCGTTAACCTCCAATAATCTGTGTTTGGTAGAGAACCTCGTACATCTTCTCGTCCTCGATCCAGACCTCAGACTTCTCGTAGGGAAGCTCGTGTGCGGTCAGGATATTTTCGATTTTCGATTCAATGTCCGGGTTCTTCTTGTCCGTGTAAAGCTCGATGTTCAGCTCGTCTATCCGTTCCCAGACCACGTTGTCTGCGAACATGTTGTCTGTCCCCGGAAAGAGGAAGCAGATGAACGGCGGGTCCGGAGACTCGCCCTCCGCGAAGTGGTCGTAGGCGATGGGGAGATCGGCCTCCTCGAGCATGGTTACTATGTCGTCGTAACTCATAGGCGTCATCCTTTTAGCTTTTGCTGGATTTCCTTCACCAGCTTTTCGTTGCCAGCCTGCTCCGCCGGAGCGATGTGCGGACGAGCCGCGACACGTCCTCCGCCGCGCTTGGCATGGCCATGCTCCAGAAGGTGGGCAATCTGATAGCGGTTGCGGGAATGCACGACAAGGTCGATGGAATCTGCGTCCTCGCTGACCGTCTTGACCGACCACGATTTCTTGTACTTGCCGGTGCGAACGGGAGCGCCGGACTGGATGTCCTTTTGGACGGATTTCGCCGTGTCCTTCACTGCGTCCTTCATGTCGTCTGCGGCGAGGTCGGCGTATTCCTGCAGGCCCTTCATGACCGCGTCGCGCAGGCTGTCTATGGAAACCTTCTCGTTCATTTCGATTTCTCCAAAGCGCAGTTGAATTTCAGCGTGTTCTTCTTGTAGCCCATCGGGTTCACATAGGTGATGTTGTAAACCTTGCCCTCGGCGAGAATCCGATACTTCGTGGATTCCACAGTGGCAAGCTCCGAACAGTATCGGCAGGTGAAGTTCAGTGATTCCTCCGGGTTGATTACCTCGCCGGAGGTTTCAGAACCGTAGGAATCCGTCCCGACGGTCGCCCAGCACTTGAAGTAATCCGTCCATGAAGCGGTGTGGTTTCCGTACTTGTCTGAGGTCACTTCGTTTTTCTGGAACGTGACCGGTACGCGCATGTTCGCAATTTTCATCAGAATCCCTCCTTGCGCACGCCGAACAGCAGCGCCCGGAGCGTCAGGTTCAGCTGATTGTGATCCGCGTCCTCGCGGTGCTCGTAGAGATAAGCGACCGTGTAGAGGATGGCGATGCGCATTCTTATGAGGATTTTCTCCTCGCCTGATTCCCATTCCTCGTCGGAGAAGCGGGCGATGTCCTGCACGGTTGCCGTTGCTGTGGTTATCAGGTTGGAAATCAGCTCGTCCTCATCGGAAGAACTGACTCGCAGATAGGTTTTTGCTTCCTCAAGCGTTACTTCCATGAGACACCTCCAATAGTCACCCCCCGGCAAAGCCGGGGGTTCTTCATATGCGGGCAAAGCCCTGTTTTACTGGCTGCGCCTCAAGGCGCTGGTACGGTCTGCCATTTGCGAAAAGTTTGTTACTTGCTACCCGTAAACGGGTCTACATATTTCCTTGAGCGTCATTTGATCTTCAATCTGGTCTTCTTCCAACTGATTCTTGATGTACGCGGCTATTGCTTTATCATTCTTCCCTGCTGTGTCTACGAAATAGCCTCTGCACCAGAAAGTCCGATTCCCATATTTGTACTTCAGGTTTGCATGCCGCTCGAAAATTAGCAAGGTGCTTTTTCCTTTGAGAAAACCCACAAATCCTGAAACACTCATCTTTGGTGGTATCTTGACCAGCATGTGAATATGATCCGGGCACACCTCTGCTTCTACAATTTCGACCTGTTTCCAATTACATAATTCCCTCAGTATTTTCCCTATCTCAACCCGCATTTTCCCATATGCTACTTTTCTACGGTATTTGGGTGCAAACACTATATGGTATTTGCAATTCCAACTCGTATGATTTAGACTATCTATATCATTCGTTTTCATTTCGAATGCCCTCCTTTTGATATGTTCTGTTGCAGTTGGCAGACCGCAGCTTTATTATATCAAAAGGAGTTTTTTACTTACTCACCGCTAAAGCTTTTTTGAACTCCCGGCACAGCCGGGAGTTTTCATTCTACAATAAAAGTGAAGCGGTCACCCGTAAAGGATGCCCGCCCACAACAAAGCAGAATCAATCAGCCCGCCGCCTTGACGGAAAGACCTCTGACGGCTTCCGGCAGGATCAGCTTGCCGTCCACGCGCTCACTCGCGAGGAATCCGATCTGACCGTTCGCCGCATACAGTTCGGACAGACGCTTGAAGGAACGTCCCTGTCTGTCGGCGATCCAGTAGTAGCTGAAGTCTCCGAACAGGATAGGCACGTTGCCTGCCGCCAGTTCCGGCGCGTAGATCGAGGTGCGGTACGGACGGTTGAGGATGGTGTCCGGCTGACCGGCTACAACAGACGGCTGCCAGATATAGTTGCCGTTTCCGTCCTTGATCTTGCGCAGCGCCTTGACGGTGGAGTCGTTGAGAATCCAGACCGCGCGGTTGCGGTAGACGCTTCTCAGGGAGTGGAACACGTCCATGATCTCGTCGAAGGTGATATTCGTGTTGGCAATCTCCGTGGTCGCACCCTCGGTCGCCTTGACCTTGGTGAAGACGCCCTCCGGCTTCTTCTGGCCGTCGCCCACGAGGAACGCCTCCTCCTCGGCAGCGCCGATGCGTCTCGCAAACTCGGTGGAGATGTAGGATTCCAGATCGAATACACTGTCGTTCATCAGCTCCTCGGAAACCTTGATCGCGGTTCCCAGCTTGTACGCGGAGAGCGTGATCTGGTCGAACGTGTCGTCGGATTCCGGGTACAGTCCGTTCTCCTCCATCCAGCTTGCGGTGCCGTGGGACGCGACAATCGGAATGGTGTGCGTGCCGCTGTCGGTCTGAATCACGTGTGCCAGAGAGCGGAAAAAGTTCTCATCGGTCAGCGCCTGCACGAGAGTCTTTTCATACTCATCCGGCACGAGGTATCCGCCGTTGGCGTCGGTGCCGACTTCGAGTACGTTCTGCACGTCGTACCAGTTGCGCTTGCGGATGCTGTCCCAGAAGGCGGTCTTGTACGCTTTGGACGCGATGCCCGGCTTGTCGTCGGGCTCATCCTTCGCGCCCGGCTTTCCGGTGAGCGGAGAAGAAGTCGGCTGAGAGAGCATCTTGTCGATCTGCTCCTGCCGCTGCAGGCGCTCGATGTCGTGCGTCAGGTCGGTGACTTCCTTTTCCATCTTGTCGTAGGTGGCGGCGTCCTCCGCGGACACGTTGCCGCCGTTATCGGAGTGGGTGTCGAGGAAGTTCTTAGCGGCGTCCCACGCCTTGGCTCTGCGGTCCATAAGTTCCATAATCTTGGTCATTTTCAATTCCTCCATTCATTAGTGGCTGAGAAGCGAGAGCCGCTTCTCAAGATCTGCGGCCTTTACGGTCTGTGTCTTTATTTCAGGTTTGCGTTTCGGTATCAGCTTCGAGAGCAGGGAGTCGGTGACGGCTTTCCGGGAGAAAAGCATGAGGGAATCATCCGGCTCATCCGGATTTTCTTCCTCGGTTTCATCCTGACCGTCCGCGAACAAAATCTCGTCCGCAAATCCGAGCTTCTTTGCCTCCTTCGCATTCATCCAGGTCTCGGCGTCCATGAGCCTGCTGATCTTGTTCCGGGACAGCCCGGACTTGATCTCGTAGGCGTTCATAATGGACTCCTTGACCTCCGACAGCATGTCGATGGCTTTCTGCATTTCCTCGGAATCGCCGATTGCGATGGTTGCCGGATTATGCACCATCAGCATGGCCACGGGACTCATGCAGACCTTTGTTCCCGCCATCGCGATGACGCTTGCCGCTGAAGCCGCAAGCGCGTCGATCTTGACGGTCACTTCATACGGGTAGTCCATCAGCATGTTGTAAATCTGCGCCGCCGCGAAAACGTCTCCGCCGGGCGAGTTGATCCAGAGCGTGATGTTTCCCTTGCCGGAATTCAGCTCGTCCTTGAAGACCTGCGGCGTGACTTCGTCGCCGTACCAAGTCTCATCGGATATTTCCCCGTCGAGGTAGAGCGTTCGATCCGAACCGAAGCTGTCCGGCGTTTCGTTTCTGGTCCATCGCCAGAATTTTCTTGTCATAGGGACTTCCTCCTTTCCCGGAGCCGGTCACCGGACTCCGTTTGTTCCTGTGATTCTTCCGATTTCTCGGTCGATTCTTGTTCTTCATCAGGTTGTTCCTCCGTTCCCTGTGTTGATGCTGAGGCTGCGAAGATTCCCGCGTCCTCGAGCTTTGTCATGTTGCCGTTGATGAGGTAAAGGTCGCCGCCTTTTTCTTCCGGGATTCTGTCGAGGTTCTCAAGCTCGCGGATATCGTTCGCCGACATCCATCCGTTCTGGCGGGCTGTGGCGTAGCCGTTCATGCGGCTTTCGTAGTCGCCGCGAAGCAGCCCGTCGACGTTGAACTTGAAGAAGTATTCCTTCTTCTCCTCTGGACGGAGCAGTGCTCTGCGCATGGACT